AAAAATGAAATGCCGCCATCTGTTAAATTATGTGATTATAATTATATTATTGCTAAGAACGAATCAAATGAAACTATAGTTTTAGAAGTTAAAAAACAACCTAAGTTTAAAATTTTCGTTTAAATTTTTAAATTATATGGATGATTACATTGCCTTACACACGTACGATTACATTCTCGCCTTTTGTCAAGCGACAAACGATCTCCCGGGAGATGTACAGAGGATCATATGGGAAAAAGTTAATAAATACGACACTCGTGATGTCGAGTGCTCGGGAGTACCCAAAAAAAGAAAATATGGTATGGGATACAAAACTGAGCGACTCAATAAACTTGTTCGGAGATGGCGAGAAATGTACGGAACTCCATGAAAATGCTTACAGTGAATTTTGTTTTACTGATTTCGAAACGAACGATATAATTAAGTTTTCTTATGAATTATCTCGATATAAGTATTTGGAATCCCAGAATTATAAAAGAGAACTCGCGTATCGTAATAATTACGGTATTTTATGGGAAATGACACCCATGCCCAAAGACGATTTTGTACACGAAGATAAACTTCTTGAGTTACAAGTTCGTTTATATGAAACTATAGAACGTTGTGAAGCGTTCGAAAAGAAAGAACAAAAGTTTAAAGAAGATATACTAGATAAAATGTAATGACATGTATAAAATATAACTTAATAAATCCTAATCGTAAAACAACGCACCATTTTTGTCGGTTAAAAAAAAGTAAAAGTATTTCTGAATACGAAACTATAAAAAATCGTTTGAAATATAATACTTTACAATTTGGAAGTGTATATATAGGATACAATTTTATAGGCCACGAGCCTATAGATGGTTTATCTGCTACACTCGGTGTATTATCTTCCTACGGTTATGTAACCTTACTTTCGAACTATGTTGATACAATAGAATTGGGAAGTATTTTCCCTAAACAATTTTTACCACCCATATTTGTAGCTGCTTTTGAATCTGCGTGGAATTCAAACCCAGAAGCCCCGTTTTATTTTAATTGTAGTGTATCATTATTTGGTTTTTTTGTATATAAACTCGCACTTTTGACTTTATCGTACAACATTGTTAAACAAGACCTAAGTGATGAAGAAATTATAGATAATATGAAACAAAAATGAAAGCGTCTCTCCTTTACGAACTTACGAAGCAAACTGTTACTCTCGATAGAGTTAAACCCCTCGATGGTGTTTTTTCGAGTTTTGGAAAATGTAATACGGCTGTGTATGGTATTAAACCCAGACACGGGTTTCCAGAAAATTGCAATCCCAAAAAACTTGAGTATATTTCATACATGGGTGTGAGTACCTTTAACGATAGAATTCACCTAATTGATTTTTTGTATGAAGAAAAATACGAAGACGATCATCGTATCGGTATTCTTGAACCTGGTTTAAAAATGCTTTCTGATGAATTAAAAACAAAGATCGTCCCGCGCCACATTCCTATTGAATGGGTTGACTTTTGGAAAAACTACTTTAAATATGAGTTTAACGATCGCGAAACGATTAAATGTTTTGTTGAAGAACTTAATATTCAAGGGTGTGTTGATTGGACAGAACTTTATAACGCATTACCTGATGATATAGACTTAAACAATAGCAACTAATGTGTAATATAATACGATGCTTACTCACGAACTTCTCAAAAACTGTACTTCAATCATTGAACTTTCCGACGTTAATGAACTCTGTTCAGAAATGGTGGGTAAATCGTGTAAAGTATATGGTTTACGCGCTGATTTTGGGTACCCTGAACACCTCATTCCAAGTAATACTCGTAAATTTATCGCGTACTTAGCCATTTCTAATAGAAAATTGGATACGTCGTACGGTCAAGCACAATTTATCGATTTTTGTTACGAACCAACTTTACCCGGATTAAAAACCCCGATTGGTGTTTTGAATTATTTTTTCGATATTTATGCTGAGGATGAAAAAAGTATACTCAAAGAGTGTAAATACAAAGAGGGTGAAGAATTTGTAGTCGAACTTTTCCCAAGTAAAATTACTAAGAAGAACCTCGATTTTTGGAAATCATACCTCGACGAAGAATACGACGTAAACGATAAAATTTCTTACGATGATTTTATGGATGACTATGAAATCACGAATAGGGTAAACTGGGAAACGTTATACGATAACTTACCGGATAATATCGATGACTTAGATAACGAGAGTGAATACGAAACTGAACTTGAATCTGAAACTGAACTCGAAGAAGGTGAAATAAAAACCTAAGTTGTAATAAAAAATAAAATAAATATACATTAATAAAAATGGAATACCTTACCAATTTAATGCAATTAGTAGATCTCAATTCTAAGATAATTTCTGAAGGTGATTATCTTAAAATGTGTGATTCGTTAAAAAAAATTCACGACCATATTAAGTACGACGATTCTGAAAGTGAAGAGGAATTCGTACTTAGACGAGTTGATATACCCATTCCTTTTACTACTACACCACGTCTTCCACCATTAGAAGATGATTTAGAAGAAGATGATGTTACGGTATATGATACAGTACCTCCATTAACACATTCGAGACGAGGAGATTTTATACACTTGGATTTACCCCCTGTTTTAACACCATCACCAAGTATTCGTGAAATGGAACTCGAAAATGAACTTTATGACGTGAACAGAAGAATACATGAAACGGAGAAAAAATATGACACTTTGAAACATAGAAAAAACATAACGAGTGTTGTTAAAAAGGAAGCTGTGAGACAAATGGCTCGCGATCTTAACGTTAGATTACCGAGGTATACTTTTGGTGCACTCATTGATAAAGGTTTCAATTTAGGTAACGAACGTCAATTCTATAAAGAATATATCAAAGAATATAACGATGATATAGATGAACAAAAAGCTGAAATAAATGAAATTTTACGTGAACTCGAACGTGAAAGAACGTCTATAATAGATGAACTTATAAATTTTTAATTAAATATCATTTTACACCATTTTTCATTAATATTGCCGAAAGGCGAATACTCGAACAATAAATGTATTAACGCGCCTGCGATAATTAGAACACCTGTACCCTTATACACAAATTTCGTAAGACCCATAACTAAACCTTGTAAAAGAAGACCGATAAATAAGGCTTCCATCAGGACAGTGGTAAAAGAACGCATTTTTTTTCTTATAGTATAACATAATATAAAAAAAATGAATGGTCAAGATATAGGTTTTGGAATCGTAATTATTGGATTACTTGTTGGTTTGATAATTTGGGCTGTAAGTATGTCTCGAAAGTCAAACCCAAAGCCACAAATTGAAATGAAAGAAGAATAAAATTATAAAAAAAATCTCACTATAAATAAAATGATACTTTTGATTGCTATCATTCTATTTATCATATTTTTGATTTATAGTATACGTCCCAGGAGCGAAGGGTACACACTCGAAGGTCTTAAACTTTCGTGGAAAAATAAGGCGAGTATAGAGGGTGTAGTGAACAAATGGATAGTTACCTTGAAAGATAAATCGGGAAACGTAATTCACGAGTACGAAAATAGCGACGCGGGTAATCTCAAAGACTTTACCGATGTGACCATGAACATTGTAGAGAATAAGGAGTTCGATAATAAAATTATAGGTGATAATACACTCGAACTGTATTATAACAAAGTTAGTTCCGATACTAAATTATATACGAAAACCGTGACGTTTACAGAAAACGATTTTAGTGGTGCTATTGATACGAGTAAACTCGAAGAGGTTGATATACCTGAACCTGAAACATATACGTACGAATTTATCATGAACAAAACAACAAATTCTCTCGGAATACACATTGAATATATAAAACTCGACGGTGTTTTAGCGACAAAGGCACAAACGACTATACACAAATCACCTAACAGAAACAATAAACCCGATAATATGTTTAGTGTTGGTAGTGGTACAGAAAATTATGCATCTTGGAATTCCAACGGGTACAGTGTAGGGGATAAAATATTTACTATAGAATCTGATAAAAAGGTCGATAAAATAGATATAGTATACACTCGCCCTAGGTACGCACCAGGGTGGATAATAAAAGAGAACGGGGATACGAAAATTACAGAAACGTCTAATAGGGGTGGTAATATGAACCCTAGACCCGTCGTATATACGTACGATATAAAGAACAGTAAATCAACTATTTTTAATATACCAAACCAAATCCCATCTGGTGATGATGGTTGGTGTATTCACGGTGAAGCGGTCCACCAAGACGTACCAGGGTGTGGGCGTATCTGTTCTGACCCAAGTAACGTGGGTCGTAAAGATAAGAACACATGGGGATCGTGGAGTAATTATCCGGGTAGTGTTGATTGTCCAACGGCTAAACTCGACGAAATATACCAGGTCCTTGATGGTAAACGTAGTTTGCGAGTGGGGAATGTATCTGCAAAATCGGTGTGGTTCGGGTTCGAAAACAACAGTGAAAACCACTATTTAAATATAGCGGAAATAGAAATTTATTCAGGTGGTGTAAACGTTGCTACTAAAGCTATTAAAACCGAAGCGTCGAGTCTGTATCATTCATCTTGGTATCAACCTAAAAATTTAATTGATGGAAATAAAACAAATTTTGCACACACGAAATTAGGTAAAAATAATTGGTTTAAAATAACTCTGGATAAAAAGTACCCTATAGAAAAGGTTAAGGTATACAATAGAACGGATTGTTGTCATGAAAGGTGGGCTCGTTCGTTTGTTAAGTTATTGGATGATAATGGTAATGAAATTGCGAGATCAACGGATTCGATATCGACTAATACAACAACCGCTAAAAATTATAAAGAAAATGGCGTTCGTGTTAAAACATTTAATTTTTTCTTTTTATAAGTACGATCCAAACTTCAAAGTGGATGCAATGGGGAATTTGTTATAGACAAAATGTTATAACTAAAACTAAAAAAAATCTATGACTAATAAAAGAAACACCGAGATGGCAAAAGCAGCTATGCTCGGACTATTTGGTTTATTAGTTATAATTATTATAGGGATAGCTTTAGCTATTTACTTTGGTACTAAAAAAGGTGACGACGAAACATCAGATAAACCCGAAATCACACTAGAAGGTGCATCTAAAAAATTGAAACCACGTGGTGGTACCGATGATGACGATGGTGATGCGACAGTAGATACAACATCGGGTTACAAAATTGAATATGCTACAGGCGACGCTTCGGGTAATGAAAGTATTGATTTGAAAATAACATGGACGACGGGTATGGGTTTTGATGGTGTATCAAAACTTATTTTTAGACGCGAAGTTGGTGGTACAAAAGTTCAGGATGATATAGTTTATGATTCGGGATCCGGTATCAATAATAATAGTTCTGGTGAAATAACATTCAAAGGTACGGATTTAACCGATTCGAGTAAAAGTATTATTGGTGTGAATAAAGTTTCCGTTTGGTACAATAGTGTAAGTACCGATACATTTCTGGTGGATACGGGTGACCAGATCAAAATTGAACAGAGTGATATAGATTCAACGCTCAATTTAACGAGCGTTCAAGAAGTTGATATTCCAATTCAAATATCAAGTGATTCGTTTAAGTTTGAAATATTAGGTAAGGAAACGCTTTATTTACTCGAGGAGTTTCACCAGTGTTTTAAAATGAAAGAATTGGGTGATGGTAAAGTTCAGTTTATTAATTTAGTTACTGGTAATGCTGATAAATTATGGGATAATACTGATGCATATAGACTTAAAAAGTATAAAGATGGGTACATGTTGGGACACCCAGACCATAACAGAAAAGAAGTTTTGGTAAGAAGAGTATTAACAAAAGACGATATTTTATGGGGTGAAAAAAGAATTAATCATAAACCAACGTTTAAAAAATTATCCGAAATGAATAAAGATGAGTATGCACGCGCACTATTCCATTTGGAACCCGTGCGTACCGCTGTTCGTTCAGACCAGAATGAAGGGAAAATGGAACTTGGTAAAAATTACAAATCACCTAATGGTATATATGGATTTAAACAGCATACGAATCGTACATCTTTGAATCTGAATGATTTCTGGGCATCGACATTTCCAAATGATTTTACTAAACCGTGTGATACTGCTAGAATACAAGGTGACGGTAACTTTCTTATGAAAGTAACAGGGTCTCAAGATGATTGGGGGTACAGAAGTAATACATGGGGATGGGGTGGTGGTAATGGTCCATATAGAGTTGTTGTTGGTGATAATGCAACTGTTGCGATCTTGAAAAAGGATGGTAGGGTCATACACTATATTTTCCGCGCAAAACCAATTAGTATTGCAATGCAAGGGGGGAACGTGCCCACGTGGTTCAGTTGGGAAAATAGTACAAATCGATTTAAACACAGTAGTTTGGCGGTTATTCACGATAGATGGCTTAGTGATAACAGCACTATAAAAATTGCAGGTCTTGGTACTAAAGGTGGAAGTGCTAGAAAAAATTTATATAAATGGGTTGCACTTACCTTATCGGAAGGTGGTAATGGACACCATTACGAACTGTTTGGTAGACACTCTACGTACGGTACAAGTTATGTATATTTACCCGATGGGGCGTGTGATATACAAAGTAATAGTAAAAGATCGGGTGGTAGTGCTATAGTTGGACAAAAGTCTGATTCGACATTTGAAACTTTGTATAAGGGTCCCGAACATACGAAACTGGGTGGCTATGATACATGGAAAATATACTATATTCCAACTTTACCTTTGGAAGGGTATGTTCATAGAACCAATCAACATGATATACTACAATCTGGTGAAGATCAACGGAAAGAAGAACACTTTGGTGATTTACAATGTCGAGAACGTTCACGTGAATTTGATGGAACGAATGCATACGTTTATAGACACTGGCGAAGTGATACGGACGGTTGGACAAATACATGTGCCCCTATAAAAATTTTTAATGCCAATGAATTAAAAGGTAACGTCCGTTACGAAACGGACCCTGGAAGACACGATACGGGGTGTACTGACCCATTGAAAAGTGCGAGAAAAGCGTGTACTGGACCACTCGATGTACCCGAAGCTAATCAAGGGGGACCAGTTAGAAAATAAACAAAAAATCAAAAAAAAATCTATGACTAATAAAAGAAACACCGAGATGGCAAAAGCAGCTATGCTCGGACTATTTGGTTTATTAGTTATAATTATTATAGGGGTAGCTTTAGCTATTTACTTTGGAACTAAAAAAAGTGACGATGAAACATCGGATAAACCTCAACTTACATTCGATGCGAATGCTAAGAAAACAATCAATCCTCAAGAGGATGGTTCTCAGGAAGGGTACCGTATAATCGAGTATGCTGAAGGTGATGATTCAGAAAAAAGTAAACTTATTGATCTTACTTTATCGTGGACAAATGGTCAGGGTTTTGATTCCGTGAGTAAAATTATACTTACACGCTATGTAGGTGGTACTAAAATCCAGGAGAATGTAGAAGTTACGGATGAAAATGCCATAAAGGATTACGGTAGTGGTTCCGTTACATTTAAAGGTACTGATGTTACTGCTAGTACTGTTAAAGGTAAAAATACAATTAAAGCGTATTATAACGAAGTTAACGAATCTAAATTGTTAGCAACGGCTGAGCTCGATATTACCGAAGAAGATTTTAACTATACACTTACTGGACCGTTTGGTGACCTTAATGTTCCAGTTACGATATCAAGTGATACGTTTAAACTCGAAAAGAGTGTAAAGAAAACGTATTATCAAATTTCACACGAACCAGGGCGATGGTTTAATGTAGATCAGAATAGTAATGGAACTATTAAGTTTAAATTTGACGATGGTACGTTTCTTAAGTTTGGTGATAAGGATACGTTCAAATTAATGAAATATAAAAAGAAAAAGGTGGTTACAACTTCCGATGGTCAGAATGTTTGGGTACCTAATAAAAAAATATGGAAACCCATTTCCAAACTTACAAAAGACGATTTTAGGTTTGCGCAGTGTGATTTGATGGGTGCGAGTACAATCATGCGTAGTGGCGAAATGTTAACTACATCTAATAGTAAATTATGGAAATCACCAAACGGTGAATGGCGAGCCGTGTACCAAAACGACGGAAACTTCGTAGTGTATAAAGAAAATGATTCGAACAATACCATTTCTGCATCTACGGGGTCGAGTGGTAGTGCTAGATTAACACTTAGTACGAACGGTAATATTGCATTTAAAAAAGCTAATGGTACTACTCTTGTTAAGAGTTCAGGAGGACACAAATTTTCTACAAAACAAGGTTTAAATCCACCCTTTTCGTTTGTTGTTTCGGATTTCGGTGGGTTACACGTTATATCAAAGGAAGGTACGGAAGTTATGAGTCATTCAAATCAATTTTTTGGACCCTATTCTAATTATTATAAAACGCATACGGGTGATTTGTGGGGGTTCGCTATAGGTACACACCACGGTTCGAACTTTGGAGTATGTGCTGAAGAATGTGATAAGAATATAAAGTGTGCCGGTTTTACTTATAATCACAAAGCCAAACAATGTTGGACAAAAGGATACGATGCGCGTATTTTAGGGGTAGCATCTAATAGAAAGGATCAAAATGCTGATAGATGGACTAATACTAAAGAGAATGGTGGAACTGAATGGGTTGATGGTTACCAGTATTACCAAAAGAAAATCGATTCACTGTGTTACCGAGACAGATACCCGGATTTACAAACTGCATTTGGTAACAACGCCGAAAATTTAATGAATCACTATTTTAGTAATGGTATTTCAGAGGGAAGAAACGCGAGTTGTGATACAACAAAACCTGAAAAATCCAAACTTGGTTACATAAACCCCGGCAATGATACTACTAGTTATACAAACGAACATAACGGAGTAACAAAAATGAGTGCAAAAGAATGTAAAGAATACGTGAAGAGTAAAGGTCACGAAGTTTGGGGGTATAGAACACCCGCGCACGGTAGTAACCAGTACCAAAATACGTGTTATGCGTATAAAAAAGCTGATCTTTCAACAAAAGGTTCTTTGACTGGTGATGCTCATCATTTCACGGGGTGTGTGAACGGAAAAACTTTAGAGTCTGGGTGTACACAAGAATAATAAAAATAACCTAAGTAAGTAAATAAATATATAAAAATATAAAAATATAAAAACCAAAATGTCGGATTCAATTGAAAACATTCTTATCGGTCTCGTTCGTGACTCTAATAGTCACATGGACAAAATAAATAATAGTGTCCTTTCCAACAATAAGTTATTACAAACACTTGTTGAAAAGGTTACAAAAATCGAAGAAGAGAATAAATGTCTTCGTGAAAAGATGGATTCGGTTATCGAAACAAATACACTTTTACGTGAAAAGATTGAGGCGATGGAAAAACCAAAACCTAAAAAAACTGTGGTACCCGTTACTAAAGAACCTAAACTCGTATGTTCAATGATGACGGCTAAAGGTAATCAGTGTACGAAACCGTGTATCCAAGGTGAAACGTGTTGTACTTTACACATGAAAATGCGTGACAAAAAGTCGAACACGGAGCAAACCGTGAAAAAAAGACCGGTTCTAAAAAAGAAGAAAAAAGACGTACCTGTACATAATCACAAACCAGGTGAAACACCGATTGAAACGTGTGAATTGTGTGAAACACATGGTGATATATTCGATCCCGATATGCCTGATACAGAATTCGAGGAGTCTCAAGATAATGATATGTCTATAGAAGAAAAACTACGTAAAATGTTAGATGAAGAAGAAAATTAAAAAAATAAAATATAGAAATTGTAATATGGATCCTATACGAAAAGTTATGTCACTCGTAGATGAAAATAAAGAAAGTTTACCAGAAGGTATATATTTGGAAATATGTGATAATTTGAAAAAGATATACGCAACTGGTGATTCGGCACGTGAAATGTACTTATTAAATATAACCAATGATTATTTAAAACTTCTTGAAGATAATGAAGCCTTGCGACACGAGATAGTAGAACAGAAACGTGAACTTGTACGCGCACGCGTTTCGCGTTTTGAGAACGTGACACGCCCAGTACTTAGACCAAACTCTGTATTAGAATCTATATTATATGACCCAAACTCACCGGTACTTGATATAACACGACGATAAAAAAATATGTTTATATATAAATGGCGAGCACTGGTCGTTTTCTTTCTCTTCTTATGCACTCACGTACTCAGACACACGTGTATCATTTAGACACGAATAGTTATGCCCTTCATAAAGCTCTTGAGACATATTATACCTCTATTGTCCCATTGATTGATAAATACGCCGAGACGTATAAAGGTAAGTATGGAAAGATTAACCGTATGACACCAATGATTAAAATCGATCGTAATCCATCTAATGTACTTCCTTATTTTGCTAAACTCTTAAAAACTCTCTCTGGTCTTAAACTTTCACGAACTCCTGCGTTACGTAACATATACGATGAGATACAATCTCTTATACTCACTACTGTATATAAAGTCCGTAACTTGAAGTGACTTTGCCTCGGTATGGCCGCGAACGCTATAAAATAATAATTATATAAAGTAAGAAGTAATTGGTAAATGTATGACAATACTGTGATATATTTGATTGAGTGTAAAGATGCAAGTATATCAAATACATACGTGGGTCATACAACTAACTATGAACTGAGGTGTAAAAGACATGAAACAGATGTTAAAAAGTCTAAAAGAAAACTTTATACATTTATTCGTGATCATGGTGGTTGGTCTAATTGGTATATGAGACGATTGAATACGGTTATATGTAAAAATAAAGGTGATGCATGTTTAGAAGAATTATATTGGTATCACAAATTACGTCCTACTTTGAATGTGTATGTACCGGGTATAAATTATTATAATAAAGCTATAAAAAGTCAGAAACTTTATGAACGTCGAAAAGATATAATTGATAGAATTAGTCGAATAATGGGGGTATGACTTTGCCTCGGTATGGCCGCGAACGCTATAAAAACTCTCATAATTTAGACATACTTCCTACATATATACAAGGTATGTCTAAATCATATAGAAGACGAGATAATCCCGTCGTTGGTTTGAAATAGACATACCTCCTCTATCCCTGAAAAATGTGTAATTCTCCTGATGCGTGAAATCCCAGGCGAATTATTTTCTTAGCTATATAATGAGAGAGAAATAGGGCATAATAACCCCAAGCCCCGAACAAGATTTAGGGCTATTTCTGGACCTAAAATACAGGCAGTTTTTCTACACAAAACGACCCTAAAGGGTGA